TTATAAGGCGGACGACATTACTAAGATTGTAGCCGCCTTTGACCGTATCACTGACCATAATAAGATTGCAGTATACACTATGGAGAGCCTCGACGGCTTCTCTAACTTTATCTTAGAGAAAGCAGGGCAAAGTAGCGGTAAAAAGCGTGAAACTTATATGAATACCATTAAAGAGATACGCCCCTACTTTGATATGTATATAACCGAATTATTACAACGAGGAGATGACTAAAACAGAACTCAAAGAAGCCAAAGAACGCTATTTTGCGAAGTCGAAAATGATTAGGGAGCTTACCTACGAGGCTATTCAAAAGGAAACAACGGATGAGCAGGAAGCACGTATCAAACACCTTTTAAAGCCCGAAAATTACGGCGAGTTTTTCGATTACTATTTTGGGCTTGACAGTGGTTTGCCTTTGGGGGATGCAAAGACACCTAAGTTTCATATTGACGACTATATTCGTTTGTACAAGGACCCATTTATACGCCAATTCAGAAAGAAGTTTAGGGGTGCAGGTAAGTCCATACAATCCAATGTGGGCAATATCTGTCATCTCAAGCAGAATAACCTCACCTTCTTTCCTATCCTCATAGGAGCGAACGAGGGCTTGGCTAAAATACTACTATCCGACTTACAAGCACACTTGGAGAACAATCAAAAGTTTATCAAGGACTTTGGCTTGCAACTCTCTTATGGGGATTGGTCGGATGGAGATTTTCAAACTACTGACGGCAAGCACTTCAAAGCCTTAGGGCTTAACCAACCTTTCAGGGGCTTGCGCTTTGGTATGTATCGCCCCGACCTCGCTATTTTGGACGATATAGAGGACATAGACCGCGCCAAACGCCCCGATATGATAGAGAAGTACGGCAAAAAAATTACAGGAGACCTCGTAAAAGCGTTTCACCGCAAGCGAGGTAGGCTTATCATCAATAACAATTACATCGTCAAGGACGGTATATTGGACTACCTCTACGACAAATGGAAAGGCAGTCCGCACCTGCACGACTCGGTTACCAACCTCGCCACCGTGAACATTACCCGCGAGAACTATATGGACGTGGAGTGGGAGCCCTCTTGGAAAGAACGCGACACCAAAGAGGATATTATTCGCATTCTATTAAGCGATGATTATTACACTTCCCAACGAGAGGACTTCAACAACCCTATTGAGGAGGGCAAGCTATTTAAGGCTAAAGATATTGCCTTAGTACGTGTGGCGGGTAATGAGGCTTGGGACGGCTTGCTTGACCATTGGGACTTGTCCTATACCGCTACAGGCGACTACAAAGCAGGGGTACTCATTGGGGTAAAAGGTATTAAGCTCTACGTGTTAGAGGTGTTTTGTCAGCGTTGCGAGCTGAACTCGGCTATGGAAGTACGCGCCCAGTGGGTAAAGAAGTACCTTAAAAAAGGCTACAACACTATGGGCTTCTTTGACGCTACTATGGCGCAGAAAGCCGTCTACACCCCTATCATTATGCAATCAGCAGAGGACAACGCTTGCCCTAATATCCCTATCGGCTTACACCAGGAGGGCGACAAGCACAACCGTATTTCGGCGGGTATTACCAATGCGCTTTTTCGCAAAATATTGTACTGGGACGAGAGTCTTCCCAAACGCTCAGAGAAAGACTATAATGCTTTTATCAAGCAGGTGCTTTCCTTTGAAAAAGGGACTACCTCACACGATGACGCCCCCGATACCTTAGAGCGTGCCATTACCCTTGCCCAACAGTATTTTGGCTATTCCGAAAACCCTTTACAAAGCGGGCGCCCTTTCATAGCAAAACATAAAAGACGAACAATATAACTTTTCACTTAGAAGATGACGCCAAGAAAAGAACTATTTGTAAAAGTAAAACAAGCCCTTGCCACCATTGAGGGCATTGAGCTGATAGACCTACAACGTGGGCAGTTTGATAACCCCGAAAACGGCTACCCCGAAATATGGACAGCTGCACTCATTCAAGTAATGCCTATTGCCTACGAGACGATGACACAGCACGTGCAAGAAGGCGAGTGTGAGTTTCATATAGACTTCTATTGTAAAGACGGCTGGACAGACCAGCACTTAGGCACTTCTGATGCCGAAGAGGGGCTTATGGAGTTGGATATATTGGACAAAATCACCGATACCATACAATTCCTGCAAGGCGAGCAGTTCAAGCCTGTACAACAGGTGCGAGAGGAAGAATTGCGCCTAAGTGATGATGGCATTATGAGCTATCGTATTACCTTCACCACTCGCATTTATAGGCGAACTCCGTATCCTTATGCTAACAAACGATTGCAAATCGCAAATAATTAATCATTAACAATTAATCATTATCAACGTGTTTTTAACCAAAGACGAATTAAAAACTGTAGCCACCAAAGAGGTAATAGACCTTATCACCCAAGGTGATGAACAGATAGTAACCGAAATCATTGCCGAAAGCATAGACCTAATGGCTTCTTACCTCTATAAGTATTACAATACGGAGGCTATTTTTACCAAAGAGGGCAACGAGCGTAGCAAAATACTGCTCAAGTACCTCAAAGATATTGTTATCCACGAGATATATATCAGACGTACTAAAACACTCAACCAAGTGGCAAAGCTCCGCTATGATGAGGCTATGTTATGGCTCGAAAAGATAGCCAAAGGCGAGATAGAAGTCGACCTCCCCAAGCGCCTAAAAGACACCGATGGCGACGGCACTCCCGATACACCCACGCCTTTTATGAAGCTCGGAGGGCGCAAAACCTATAAAAACCACTGGTGATTATGCCTAACAACAACTTACAAGAACTCCGCCTAAAGCTCGAAGCCCTCGCACGATTAGTAGCTAATGATGTCCCCATTGTCCTTAAAACAGAGGGACTCAAGTTTATTCAAAAAAACTTCCAAGATGAGGGATTTAATGATGAGGGCTTACAGAAGTGGCAACCCCGAAAAACTACTGATACACGAGGGAGAGACCTTACCCGTTACCGCTCGGATAGGGTAGGCAAAAAGGGTACTCTTACCCTCTTTGGCAAGCGCAATCAGGGGCGTGCTATCCTTACAGGATACAACTCAGGAGGCAACAAGCTACGACACTCTTTTAGGGCGCGCGTAGAGAAAATGCAAGTTACCTTCTACACCCATAAAGAGTACGCCTTACGGCACAACGAGGGACTCAAAGGTATGCCTAAGCGACAATTCATAGGCAACTCAAAAACCTTATTCAACAATGTCAAAAAGGAAATAGACCGTTTATTCAATCAATTAAAATAATGGCAAAGCAACTCCATAAACAACGTATAGAAAAGAGTGTCACCCTTAGTGGTAATGCACTTAATAAAAAGGTACATTTGGGCAAAAACACAGCTCAAAACATTCAGCAGGTAACCAATCTAATGGTGGACATCATCAAAAGACAACGCAGGCTATGGCGTACCGAGCTTAACCATTGGCACTCCGCTCGCTATGCCCGCTATAGTGTGGACTACCCTCGTACTTACCCGTTAGAGGAGGTATACCAGGATGTACTTCTTGATGGACACCTCACGGGTATCACCGAAAACCGTACCCTACGAACTACCAATAAGGACTATATTATCGCCATCGATGAGATTAAAGACGATGCCCTAACCGAGTATATCAAGGATAAACAATGGTTTGAGGACGTTATCGAGTTCGCTCACCAAAGCATCTATCACGGGCATTCACCTATATGGCTCAAAGAAGTAACCAAGGGCGAAATCAAAGCCGTAGAGCTTATTGATAGGGGCTTGGTGATTCCCGAAAAGCACGTACTGCTCAAAGACTACGATGCAACCACTGGCATAGACCTACGCGATGTACAAGAGGTAGTATTAGTAGCACAATTCTACAAGCATTCGGGTTTATTGGAAAAAGCTACTCCTTATGCGATACTCAAGCGCCATTCGTGGGGTAGTTGGGACGAGTTCGAGGAGCTATTCGGTATCCCTATTCGTATTGCCAAAATAGCCTCACAAAGTGATAGTGTAAAAGAGGAAGTTGCTCATTGGTTGGAGGAAATGGGTTCGGCTTCGTATGGGGTATTCCCAATAGGCACTGAAGTGGATATTAAGGAGAACAGCAAAGCCGATGCCTTCCAAGTGTTTTACCGCAAGATTGAAGCCTTAGACAAAGAGTTATCAAAACTCGTACTCCACCAAACGATGACTACCGAGAACGGCAGTAGCAAGGCACAAGGCACGGTACACGAGAATACTTTGGAGGAGGTTGTATATGCTGACGAAAAGAAGATGTTAGCTTTCCTTAATAACCAACTTTTGCCCGCTATGCGTGCTATTGGCTACCCTATACCCGAACAAGCCAAAATAGCCGTTGAAAAGACAACAGACCCCAATGAGCAAATCACCATAGACGGCGTACTCTTAGGGCGTGGCTATATCCTTACCCAAAACTATATAGAGCGTACCTACGGAGTGGAAATAGAAAGTATGCCTACCTCCTTCTCCTTGGGAGAGGGACGGGGTGAGGAACAGGAAAAGTCAAAAAAAGCCTAAGCCTACTCAAGTTACACTATCGTACCCATTGTTGCCCCAAGCACGAGCCTATAAAGCTCAGCAAGGAAGACAACAACTTGAGTAGGCTCATAGAGGGGTACATACGTGAGGCTTTTGAAGAGCGTAGTATTAGTGAAGCAC